TCCATGGATCACATGCAGATGGCACCAGCCTAGGGGTGAGCAATGATCGCCCAGCCAGTGCCGGGCCCCTCGACCATCCAACGCGGGCCGAGGTTCTTCTTGCTGTACCGAAGCCGTGCGCCCCAGTTGTTGACGTAGGCGCCGCTCACCAGATCGAGGTCGCCGAACGGGTCGTGCACCACCAGGGCGTCGGCGTCGTAGCCGATGGCGCAGATCCAGTGGCCGCCGCCGGTGGGTGCGCTCACTGGCCCCTTGTGCAGGATGCCGATCGGCACCGGGATGCCCTGGTCGATCTGCTGCTCGATCGTGCGCCAGCTGGCGTTGCGCACCAGCCCGGCTTCGATGCCAAAACTCTGCAGCGCCTTGATCTGGCTGGTCGCCTCGGTGGTGTCCCCGCACCTGAGCACCCGACCGAGGTAGGCATCGTCGCCGTTGGGGCCGGTCAGCGTGCCGGGCCGCATGGTCTCCAGCAGCATCGCGCAGCTGCTGCTGAAGCACATCCTCAGGGCGTGCTCCGTGGCGCTGTCGCGCTGGCTGAAGTACCGGACCGCGAGAGGGTTGCTCAGCGCCCGGGGCTCCTGCTGCTTCCCGGCTGCCTTCCATGTCTCGTACCAGGTTGCATCGTCTTTCTTCAGGCTGGCTGGCACCGCATCCCACAGCTGCTGCGCCGCGGCGCGTTGATGGGGCAGACCCTTCCAGTGCTCGAAGAACGGCGTGAGGTCGTTGATCACTGCCGGACCTCAGCCGGTGGATGGCCGAAGTGCACCTGTGTGCCCATGGCCTGCCACACCAACGGGAAGATCACGCCCACTGACACAGCGATGATCATGCCCTGGGCGATGCGCTTCTCGGCCTCGCCCAGCCGTCGAAACGCCTCGGCAATGTCAGTGTGCTTCTGCCCCAGGTTGCTGTGCATCGCATCGAGCTTGCCCTCGATGGTGCCGATCGCCCGCAGGATGTCGCCGTGCGTGACCTCGTGATCACCAGGCATGGTCAGTTCTGCAACGTGATCGTGCTGGCCGCCACCGAGAACGTGCCGCCGGTGGTGCTCACGTCACCGCCGAAATCGTTGTAGGCGACGATCTCATCAGCGCTGCTGGCGCCACCACGGCTCTTGTAGTAGACGCAACCCCGGGCGGTGATGGTGCTGCTAGACCAGCTGACAGATCCAAGCGTGATCGTCACCTTGTCGTTGGCCGTGTCCTTGGTGACGGTGACCGCGCAGGTGGTGCCGCCGGCGGTGTAGCCGGTGCCAGTCACCTCGTTGGTCACGTCGTCGCGCTTGTCATGCGTGTCCTTGTTGGGGCTGTAGGTGCTGGTGACCAGCATGGCCTTGAAGGTGTCCGAGTCGAAGTCGATCAGACCACGCGCCATGCCGTCCACGGCGGAGTTGTAGACGAGCGAAGCCATACGGTGAACCAGTCGTCAGCCGATCCTAGACCGCGCTGGCAGAGCCGGCTGCGATGGATGCGGTGACAATCCGGGCCATGGCCGTGGCCGCTGCGCTGGCCTGTCCGGCCGTGATGGATGCGTTGATGGTGCGCTCCAGCGGCGGTGCTCCACCAGCACCAGGCGCCATGGTGGCGGTGATGATGAGATCAACGCCAGGCGCCTTGTGATCGGGCCCCTCGGCCGAGCCTGGTGCGAAGGAGACAACGATCCCGATGACCATGGCCGGGCCGCCAGCATTGGCCTTGCCGACCACGATCGCAACGGCGATGGCCATGGCAGCACCCAGGACAAAGGTGCCCTCGACGGTCTCCAGTTCCAGCGTGATATTGACCAGACCACCGGTCAGCTGCTGTTCCTGCGGCGGTGAACTGTAGCGCCATCGTTTGGTGGCGCTGACGATGTTTGCGTCGCCGTGATTCAGCATCACCTCATCGCTTAGCAAGAATGGCTCGATGCCGCCGAACTGCTCACGCCAGTGATCACGAATCAGCTTCGCCTCGGCTGCGGTCAGGAAGGTGTAACCCAGCTTGAGCACATAGCCAATCGAAACAGCACTTTGCAGGAATCGCACCGGCTCGGCGGCGAATACCTGCTGCGTCACCATCGGATAGCGCCCCATGCTGTATGAGCGTGTGGCAGGTTCCAGCGCTGGAAAGGTGGCCATGATCAGGACGCGGTTGTGATCGAGACGGTGACAGGCTCCAGCTGGGCGCCGGCTGCACCGCCTGGCACAGAGATCAGCTTGACGGTAGCCGTTGCGGTCGGACCGCAATGGTCCTCAAACTCGGGCGGCTGCGCATAGCGCCAGAGACCAGAGGGATCAACGTCCAATGGGGTGAACCCTGAGAACGTCTGAGCTGGCAGGTAGAACGGCACGAACTCGCCGAACTGCCCGCGGTAGTGATCCTCGATCGCCTGCCGATCAGCAGGGCTTAGGCGGATGAATGTCAGATCAAGCTGACCGCTCAGGGTGATGGATGAATGCCGCACCCGGCTCTGCTGGCCGGACATGGATGTGTAGGCGGTGAAGGGATGACTGCCTGGCGTGAAGGTCCTGGTGCTGGGGGCGAGGGCGGGGAACAGGGCCATGGCTACAAGGGGGTTACGACGAAATTGCTGATTACTAGGCGTCCTCGCGTTTCATTGATACTATCTATCGAATCATATATTGAGTCAACATCAAAAGCTAGCGTATTGGTGCCATCGGCTGTGATTGTCTGCGTTCCGCTTTGTGCGCCTGTAATTGCTAGATTAAATCCGTTTGGTGGATCGCCTGCAGAGTATGGTGTGTCAGTTGGCGATGTATAAGTTGCGTTATCAAATGGATAATGGATGGTTGGCAGATCGTCTAGATAATGCGGATAGGATTGAGGGTAAAAAGTCCAGGTAAACGAAACAGTGCAAGCATAGGCAGGAGTAATAGAAATGATGAACCTTCGCCAAAACAGATTTGGCAAGGATGGTGAATATACAACAGGAGCGTACAATGTTGCAGTAGTAGCCGTGAACTCAACATATCCACCAAGCGATCCAATGCTAGGGTATTCTTCACCCCAGTTAAATGACATGGGATAGTCAGGGTTGACTATTACTCTGTTAACAGTCCAATTTGCTGGAGCAAACGCTCCGGTGAATCCAGATGTTGGCTCCGGCGTTGGCTCCGGCGCTGGCTCTGGCTTTTGTTCTGGCGGTTCCTCCGGTGGCGGGTCTTTCGGCTCGTTGAGAATTACGTTTGGCGGCACCTCTTCATCAATGTCAGGTGGGACCTGCGACCATTCCTCCCAGATGCCTCCGCCGTATATGTAGCTGACTGGAGCAACGTATGTTCCAGACTGATACGTCTCCGCTGGTACGCTCGTATCACTTGCTCTAGAAGGACTTGCGTCGCAGCTCACTCCCGTGCGATTACTGGTCAGCATAATGCCAGTCCCAAACGTTTCAGCCACTGCTAACGCAATAGGACTCACGCCTGAACCGTTGATCGGAAAATGAACCAGATCCATGCTGACATCACCGGCTGCTGTCTTGGTGATGCGCTCGATTTGGTACAGGTAATCCCACAACCCCGATGCTGCAATGTCGCTAGAGCGGTACAGCTTTAGTCGCACGATGTCGCCTGCCTGCAGGGTCTGCGGGAAGTCGATCGTCCGGCATGACACGCTGGCTGTGTGCGTTGTGTATTTCCGTCGCGCACGAATGTATGCGGCGATCTTCACTGCATGGTTTTCGCGTGTGCAGAATTGCGAAAGGTCATGCTGTTCGTACGGCCCTTCCTCTGCCTCTCCAGCCAGGCGCACTTCACTGGAGCGGATGATGCCATGATCATCATCAAGCTGTTGCCGCCAGATTGCACGCACAGCAAACGGCTTGCGATCAGCTGGTGGCACATAGCTAATCTGCAACTGATCCGGCAAAATGTGATCTTCCGTAAACGTATAGGTCCACTCGACTGGTGTTGTCTTGATTGTGCCATCGCTGTTGACCGGCAGCACCGGCCGTAAGCCGCGACGACCTGCAACGCGAGTCTCGGTCAGCAAGAAGTATGGTGCTATGCCTGCAACCATATCGCCAAGGTTTTGACTCTTGGTGATGTTGATGTCACAGTTGAAACCATTAGTATGCAAAAACCGTGCTGCGCTTGCCAGGCTGCTGTAATCAATCTGATCGGCGCTCAGCTTGGCGCAATTACTCAGAGACCAGTTGTATAGATCGGCGAAGTTGTTGCTGGATCCTGTTACGTTATCCAACAGCCGCGTTACTTCCATTCCGTTTCGGATGAAGCAATGCACTTGTCGATCCCATTGATCAAATCCATCCGGGATCGTAACAGTAAACGACAGCGTTGACATGCCGGTATATACACCAATCGTCCCGCAATAGTACGGGCATTCCGGTGTTGTGTAGCCAGCGTGCGCCGTGATGTAGTTGCCGGGCTCCCACGTGCCAGCTCGACGGTCATACGTCTGGCTGTGGGATCCAACCCGGCAGGATCGCTGGAAGACATCACGCACTTGGATCGAACCGATGCGCCCCTCGCTCAGCACCAGGTGGTAGGACGCCGTGACGGCATTGCTGGCATCGTTGCTGAACCGTGCCTCAGTGGCGGCTGGAGAGATCAGGACCCCACCCGTGCCTGCTGTCTCATCACGGCGACAGAACACGATCGGCACCGGTTCGCCGATGGCCGCTGCACGCTGCTTGCTGTCGAGCTGCGTGTCGCCCTGCGCTGCACCCTCGGCCAGTGGCGCCCGGACCATGCCTGACTCCATGGCCAGGGTCGCCAGTGGATCGCTAGAGATCAGCCCGCTCATAGTCTGCAGCCTTTGCCGATCAGGTTACTGGTCAGCGTCCGAGGTGGAATCTGCGCACCCACTGGTGACAGGGTAGAGCCAAGGTCGATCCGCATTGCTCCGAGGGTTGCCACTGCGCGGACGATCTCACCGGTGAAGGTCTCCACCAGGATCTGCTGTTGCTCGCGCCCTGGCGTGAACTGGTAGATGGTCAGCTCCCACCGATGCGACTGGGTGATCGCCAGCTCGATCGCATCCACCACCGCTGGCACAGCTGGCAGCGTGATGGTCACGCCAGATTCGTCACCTGTCTGGCCGGCTGTGATGCCAGACGCATCGAACGGCAGGTATGACCACGCCGATCCGGCGTGCTGCTGCGTGGTGTGGGCGTAGTACGACTGCCAGCGGTGGAGGGTTGCACCGGCGCTGGTGTAGACCCTGAGGAACTGGCTCTGAGAGACGACCGTCATCGGATGCCCAGGGCAGCGCGGCCGGCAGGGGTGCGAATGCGCTGCAGGGTGGCGGCCTCGGTGGCACGCATCGCCTGCTGCAGGTCAGCCATCGTGACCCAGTTCTGACCCTGTTGCTGGAGCACCGGGCCGGTGGTCACGTTGATTGTGCTGGGTCCAACCACCGACGCGCCGCGTGCACCGCCGAGGTAGGCCGCTGCAGCGCCTGCCATCTTCGACTCGGGGATGATGTACTCGCGCTCGCCGCCTTCGCCAACCATGGCCAGGGTGGGGCGATCAACAACGCCGCCCTCGGCGAATCGAGGAATAGGCACCTGAGGAATGAACGGGATGTCAGGACCAGGCAGTTGATTGAAGGCGGCGATCAATACATTGATGGCACGAACTGCTGAATTGATCTGGCCAAAGAAGGCTCCAAAGAAACTATTGACAATCCCTCGCAATCCATTGATGATGCCACCCCATATTCCGGTAATAAAGCTGCCCGCTTTTTGCCATGCCTGCGTAAAGAACCCAGCAGCTGCATCCCATATGCCTCGGATGCTCTTGACGTAGGCTTCCCAGCCTTTCATAAACACATTGCCAAACCAGGACAGAAAATCTGTAATTGGCTTGACGATGTAGTTGGCCCACAGATCAACCCAGAACTTAACATAGAC